TTTGCAAGCCAAAAAAGGTAGTAAGTACTTTTTTTGTGTGCTAAATAGTAGGCAATAGTATGTAGGTAGTAAGTAAAAATAAACACAAAGGTTACTACCTATAACTATATGATATATAGATAGTTGCACCCTATAAAATAGTAAGTAGTAACCATAGTAAGTCCATTTCCAATTCTGCGCTCTATATATATTTTTCTTTAATATTATATATAACTAATTGATTATAAGACAAATAAAGAAATATATAACACGAAAAAAAAAACGAAAGTGATTGTATTTATTTTTCTGGCGATCTATTTATTCTTCTGGCGATCTATTTATTCTTCTGGCGATCTATTTATTTATACAGGAAGGAAATTGTAAATTTTCAGGATTCATTTTAAGCCTATTTGCGGAACGCAAATGTATTTTTATTGTTTTTCTTCTTTATCTTTCTTTAAATAGGTATAAGTCAAGATGGAGGGGGTTTCGGGGGGTGTTTTAGCCCCTTGAATATGTCATAAGACCCCGCCCCGCCCTCAATGCCGCTTGTAATTACAAACCTTAACAAACGCGCTATATGCTTAGCTATCAAGTAGTTAGCAAAATTGAATTGAGATTTTTCCTTGTGGGTGTGCGTGTGCCGTTTGATGTAATGTAATGATATTGATGTAGATACGCTCACTATGAGGCTGCAAACAAGCGATCGGCACAAAGGAGAGACACAGCCAGTAGCCCGCCCGAAAAACGGGCGGTAATATGGCCTGTACAATTTAAAAAATTCTGTACCCAGAATTTTTTTATTGTGCAGACAATTGACAAAATCTTTTTGGATGTCACTTACTACCTACTACTTTTTTTGCTTGTAGCAGATGTAAGGAAACGAAGGTAATATCTCTTATGTGATTGATGTGTCTTGGCGGAACGCCTTTGCTCCCAATCTATGATTGCATTATTCTTAACTATCAAACCTTTTTGAATAAAGCTATTTGGTTTATTCAATATGGTTTGGCTGCTGTACCTATTGAGACAATCTATGTAATGTGCAGTCAGGTCAAAGCTATTTGGTTTGACCTGGCGCATGTTACATAGTTTGTCGGGGCATTAGAGTAGGATATAGAGATGATGGATGGTGGTAGCTATTGACTTGAAACTTAAAAAGTGTCCGCCGTAAGGGGGACACTTTTTGTTTCAAGCCCAAATTATACAGGAGTTATACAAATGACCTAACCATAGCGTATCAAATGCGTCTGTGCCATCGGTGCGTGTTTCTAGTTTGTCTTCTTCAGACTCATTAAGCTTTTCGCCTCGTTTGTCTTTCTTGAAACCATTAGGACCTTGGTATATACCGCATTGTTCCATTGCCAGGAGTAATGGTTCATTGTTGTTTCGGTTGATCATTGGTAGTAGTCCTTGTTGCCCTTTGAGTGCCATGTTGATGAGGTTGTGTTTCTCGAAGTGTTTAATGGGGTTGCCTATCATCATTGGTTTTACTGACCACTTATTATTCTTGAAGGTCTTGATTACTACTGATGCAAAGTCGTCGGAGTTTACAGCATAGTTACTGCCCAGTGCTGTGGTGTCATAGTAATATATCACCTCTTTGCATTTATGGTGTCGGTAATACTTGCAGAAGTCCTCTACTAACTCGACTAATTTACGGTCGTACTTCACATAGAATGATTTCAGCACTTTCATTGCGCCTCCCGTGCGCTGAGCGGTTACAATCCAGTTGATATTGGCGTTATAGTCCATTGCTATACAAAGTGGCTTATTTCGCTCCAAATCGCCATCTTGCAGGCTGGAAATATCTTTGAGTTTATCAAAATTATATTCCAAACTTTGGAGGTACGAATTATCATAGGCCGTGTAATAATGGGTTTGTTCTTTCAGGTTGTTGTAAAAACCATCTTTGAGTAGTCCTACCTTTTTGCAGAGTATGGAGGTTTGAAATACCAATGGGGGTAGGTCGCGCTTCATTTGCTTGATGTAGCTTTCCCCCAATATCTGGAGGTTCTCTATGCTGCTGAACACGTTGTAGTCTGTAGCCACGCTTTGGAGTTGCGCCATACTCTTGCAAAGGGAACGATAATAATTCAAGATTGGTTTTTTAGTATCTTCACCACTGGCTTGAATTTCTTTAATCTTCGCCATTACGCGCCATTTTTCATATATGAGCTAAGAAACCAACTACCTTTTTTGGTAGTTGGCATGTCGGAAACGATTAGTTGGCTGTGATGGTACGGTAAATGGCCGAAATGACCCCTAAAACCTCCATTAGCAGGAAATGTTTCAGATTTCAGTTTATCAAAATCTAAAAGCTTAGCTTCGTCCATGATTAAATAATCAAGGGTTAACGAATTGGATGTACCAATACCATCTTGACTTATGATATGTTGGATACTGCCGTTATACCAACTAATTACGTGGTCGTAACTTTCGGGTTTGATGATAGGTTCTGCAAAGTTGGCCGATTTGTCGGGTCGTCTGCCAACATAGTAGTGCACGTTTCTTTTGTAGCCAAAACTTTCAAGTGCTGCCAATGTACCTGGTATAGTTCGGGTTAAGCCTTGCTGAAAAGTGCTGCATACAAAAGCGCCTGAACTTCGGGGCATGCGTTGAAAATTACGCAAGGCAAATGGTGCTACAATACCATGAGATTTGCCGATACGCCTACCTCCAACTACTACTGTTTGCTTTGCGCCGGTAAACATAACTTTCTGCTGAGCAGCATTAAAGTATATTTTTTGTTTTGGATTATTTATCTTCATATTTTTTTAGTTGCTCTATGTCAATGTTTTCATAGCTTACATCTTCAATGTCGGCTGCATATTTTTTGTGTAAATCGGCAATACGTTGTTTTACATTAGGTATAGGTTTAATACCTAAAACCGATGGGTCTTCGGTGGGTTCAAACAACTGAGGAACGAGGTCCTCCCATGCTATGCGCTGGGCATCTTCTTTGTCAAGCTGGTTGAATTTTGCATAGGTGTTGGCTGCCTTTTGCATGGCGTCGGGGTCTTGTTTTAGTTCTGCAAGCTCGTAGGCTTTCATCACCATAGTATTGAACTTGAAGCGGTGCCAGTCTTTGGTTTGTTTATTTAGGTCGCCCAGTAGTTGTTGAATGATGTGTATATCGTCATACGCTTGATTTTTTTCCACACCAGAAAATGCCCGGATGTGGTTTACAACTTCAATTACTTTTTTGTTTGGGTAGTCGTTCCAAAAAGTATAGGCAGAGCGTATGCGTTTTATACGGTCAATTTGTACTGTGTTCAGTGAGCTAAATGCCTTTTCGTCTTCGAAAAGATACACTTTGCAAAGGTCGTAAATTTGTTTTTTAGCCATTTTCGTTTGTTTGTTGGTCTAACATATATTTTCTGGTTTGCTCCAGGGATGCGGGTGAGCCTAATTTTGCGGCTTGCAGGTCGCCTTGGTGTAGTTCTAGCATGGTTTGTACTTTTCCTTTGTGGTAGGCAATGGACAGTTCATGCGTTTTCATGCCGATGCAATTTCTGAATTCATCTTCATTGAAATTAAGCAATACGGCAATATCTGACAGATTCATCAGATAGCTGGCATATTCCAGTACTTTTTCTATGTCTTGTGCTGTGTATTTCATATTGTTTCATTGGTTTCAATAGTTATATCAGAAGGGACTTCATTTCCCCAAGCGTGCCACCCTTCAGTTGTTTGTCTTGCAAATAGTTCTACCCTGGGCAAATCTCCCATTAGTCGGATGATTCTTTCCCTTGTTTGGGCAGGTTTTTTGCTGTGGCTTTCAATGGGTGTAAAGATAATAGAATGTACGCCCATATCCAACCGTTTCGGGTTGCCTTTTACTGCCAATAGGCATACTTCGGCATTGCTTCGAGTCCATCTTCCCATCCCCCAAAAAAAGCTATCAGCGTAAATCCCCATGCTTTTATAACGTCTAATGCTTCTTGAATTTTGGGAAATGTAGCCCACATAAAAAGAATGCAGTCATTGTCGGCAATTTCATTTATTGGTAGTTGTTTTATTTGTTCAATGTTCAGTGTGTTGTAATGTTTTTCTGCCCCTTTTACGTCTTTGTACTGCCATGCTGGGTCTGCATATATTATTTTGTATATCATTTTTTTTTGTTTCTAATTAGCAGTATTTTATTTCTTGTAGCTTGACCTCTTATTCGCAGTTATTCTTAATTTTCTTATTAGGATAAAAAATTTATAACGGCAAA